GTGGGGCTGGTAATGTTCTAGCGTATGCCGGATCTGCTTGCTATTTGGATGATACAGCACTCCAGTTCGACGCTACAGTAAAGATTTATGTTGCCAATGAAAACAAACCATGTTTTGGTTTCTTAATGCAGAAAGTTAAAACTGGTTATCATTCAATTCATCCAGCCGGTTTCATGATGCCTGGTGATTTGGGCTCTTCAGATGTTATTGCTCAGCCAAGCTACGATACCAATGGAAGAATTAATGGTTCTAAGGCTGCTCCTGTAGGCGTTGCCCATTTGGGTATTTGGGATACCATTCACTATGCCGGTGACGGCACTAATGGTATTGTTGCTGGTAAGGCTTTGTATGTTCGTCAATCAAGTCTGTCAGAGCTTTGCGATACTAGCTTGACTGAGAATACTCAGCCTGGCATCATCGCTTATGCTGTGAAAGGTGCAAGTGGAGCTCAGGTAACTGCTAATATGGCTAATACCACTCTTTATCCTATTAGGGTAAAGTTGCTTTGCTAATTAACTATTTTGGATTAAAGTGCGTTTGGCACATCCAAAACTATTAGGAGGATAGTTAGGCTATGGATATGAATGAAATTAAAGAACTATTTAAGGCTACTGCGGCTATTAGTACTCCAGAGGGAATCGCGGCTTACAAGGAATTCGCTGCTGCTCTAACTACTCCGATACTTCAAGCTATTGAGCAACAGTCAATAATGAGACAGCTATTCGCTGTTGAGAGATTGGGCCCTGGGGCTCAGGCTAGTTATCCTGTCGCTGAGGATTTTGAAATCCCAGTGTGGGTACTTCCTGGTCTCGGTTATGTAGCTCAGAACTTCATCGAAGGTATTGGAGAAGAAGTATATGTTCCTACCTTCTCAATCGACGCTTCTGGCGATTGGAAGTTGACATATGCGAGAGATTCGAGAGTAGACATTGCAGCTAGAGCCGCTGAGAAAGCTGCTAAAGGAATTGCCGATTATGAGGAAGAGTGCGGTTGGAGGATTATTCTCCCTGCTGCTACTTCAAGATTCTTTGGTAAAGGTTTGCTTGGTGCCCGTCCCGCCCCTATTTATGAGGTGGATCCAGCTTCAACTGGCGCTGGTTATCTTTCCAAGGAATTGATCAATAAAATGATCGTAGGTTTTAAGAGAATCGGAAGAACTCTTACCGATCTGTATATTTCACCTGAAGATGCCGCTGATATTCGTGAGTGGACTGACACCGACATCGACCCCGTTACTAGACGCGAGATTTTCCAGGCTGCTGGTATGGGTGGTCTTTGGGGTGTCGCTATGCATGAAATTCAGCATTTAGGTGCCACTGGTCTGTATAACATTAATGGTTTTGGCTCAGCTTATGGAAAGTTTGTATGCGCCGATGTCGGCGATACTTACAATTCCTATAGTTTGGACAATCCTAATGTTACAGCCGCTGATGGTACTGTAACTACTTTGGGCGAGACTCAGATCATTGCGTTCGACCTAAGTGTTAACGACTCTCTAGTAATGCCTATTCGTAAAGACTACGAAGCTTATGATGACCCAACTCTGTTGAGACATCAGAAGGCTGGTTTCTTCGGCTGGGAAGAAATCGGATTTGCTTGTTTAGATCCTCGTATGCTTGGTTTGGGTGTAATTGATAGAAGTCTGTAATCTGTGACATAAAAGGGGTGTGGCTTTCTGGCCACGCCCCTTCTTAAAATGCGGAGAAGGAAATGGAATTAATTATTGCTGTTATAGCGTGCATAATTGCTATAGAGGCGACAACTGGAATACTGGTAAAGTCAGATATTTTCAAACCTGTCCGAGCATTCTTTTTCGAAAGGCGGACTAAAAAGACTTTTAAATTTATACACGACGTTCTGGATTGTGCTTATTGTACGTCAGTATGGGTGAGCCTATTTTACGCTGCTATGCTAGCTCTATATGTTAATAACGCGCTGCCACATATACTGGCGTTGTTTTTTATAGGGCTCGTGCTGCACAGGCTTTCTAATGTTTTACATTTTATAATCGATAGAATTGATCTAAGTCANAATGATTTGGACAAGGTAAATTAAAGGAGGACAAGGTTTATGAACGGATANGTAATGAACAAGACTACCGTATGGCGTCACGCTATGAAAAGGACTATAGGCCCTGGACATAAAGTTAGCTTGGACGATCTTTTTAAACAATACGGTGCAAAACANGGATTAGAAGAAGGTACGCCTTTTGTAGAATGGTTGCGTAATGTTAAATTAAGAGATGCTGGTATTTGGGAAGTGGTTTACAGCGAAGCATCCGCCGCGCAGGCTACAGAAGCAGCCCCTGAATCAGAAGTAAAAGAATTAGTCAATAGTATGGATAAAACAAACTTGGTAGTTCCATTTGTTAAGAAGCCTATGGAACCATCCGATATAGTCAACATGACGGTCAGAGACGCTAGAGACAAGCTAAAGAAAATTACTGATCTTGATCTATTAAAGTATGCTTATAATGAAGTTAGACAATTAGCTAACAAAGATACTTTAGGTAGAATGTTGATGATACGTATTAAAGATTTAGAGATTAGNAGGAGGTAACTCTAAATGGCTTTAGTACCAAAAACTTATGAGATGAATATCAAATCAGCTAAATTCTACAGTTCTTCAGCTGTAGTAGGAAGTAAAGGCTACAATCCTACGGTAGTGGAATATTATAATGCTGCCGACCAGCTTATAAAGATAGAAGAAATTTTTGATGGTCACATTTATTCACAAACCATTTCCGGTAGTACTTATAGCGGTGTTTGGCCTGGTGGCTTTTCATATTCTATTACTTACAATGCGTGGGACGAAGCTACTTATTCTGGATAACGGAGACAAGGTATGATAAGGCTTACTATTGAAGTCGCCAATATATCAACCGTAATATTGGTCTATAACCAAATCCGTATTTATACTTCAGATGCCGAAAGTGGAACTTATACGCTTTTGGCGTCTGTGCCTTTGTTGGCTGGGGTATCTACTTATTATTATACGGATGTGGCCGGAACTTCGTCTACCTGGTATAGATCAACCTATTATAATTCCATCACCCTTATCGAGAGCGCTTTGTCCAATGCGGTACAAGGAACCGCCCCAACCTTATTTCATGATATAACTTATCCCCCAGAATATGAATTTACAGATACCGAACTTACATTAATAAGGCGTATAAGAAGATATATAGGTGATTTTGTAGAACTTAAACGTATTTATTCTGATGGTAGTTCTTTTTGCACGTCGATTATGGACGATAATCATACCGTGGATATGGGCGAAAAAGGATGGCCTGTTTACGTTTCAATTGATCATGTTGAATACACGTCGTTAGACGATCCAATAGTTCAAGGATATAGGTATCTTACTTTTAGCGGAGCTCTTGCTAGTGGTAGCACTAACCCGCTTATAGATATTTGGTTTTATGCTTTTGATTTCTCTGATTTAGAGATTTACGAAGCATATGGTGATGCGATGATCCCGCCAATGGTACCAGCCTCTTGCGTAACACAAGATCATCTTATGTTGCAGGCTGCAATAGATTTGTTAGAAAATCAAGCCGCCCATTACATATTGGAAGACGGTGCCACAGTTCGAGACGATCAAACAATGTATGATCCATCTGCCGGATTAAGAGAATTAAATAATCTAATTAATCGTTTACGGAAACAACTAGACGGATTAATTAAAGAGTGTATTACCAGTAGTTTACTTGGTATAACTGGCATACTTATAGATTAAAGCAATAAACTTGACGGAGAGCAGATAGGTTTGTATGTGGATACTGGCCAGCTTCACACAAGGTGGTGTACCTGCGCTTGGACTAGTACCGCTTGTCTACATACGTGACGTTGAAACTAGTGTTTTAGTTATCAGCGGCGCGGTGATGGCAGAAAAAGGCGATGGATTCTACGGTTACGATTTCAGCGCATACATCCCATCCAGAGACTATTCCATTATGTGCGACAGTGTGACTCTGTCTGGCGTGGAGAGGTATACCTATTCTACCTCTGGAGAGTACAATGAAGTTTTAGATAGCATTGAATCGACAGTCGGTGTAGTTGATATACGAACAAATTTGATTCGTAAGATCTGGACTAACCGGCTTGAACTTTTTGATGGGGACTCTGACAACTGGACTTTATATGATGACGACAAAACTACCCCATTACTTACGTTCAGTGTTAGCGACAAAGACGGAAATTTAATAGTTCAACAACCCCATTCTCCTTCCAAAAGATCTGGCGCAGATGGATCCATTAGTGGTTCGGTTACACCAGATATTTATATGCGTAAATCAGTTTACGATCCAGACGATGATGGTATCGTAAATGATGCAGAAAATGTTAGTGATGGTACTTATACATCTACAGCTTCTGGCGTATATCAAGCAGTCATTAATACCCACTCGCCCTACCAGCTAGGAACCAAATTCATAACTGAATCAGGAATAGGTAATAACAAAGTAATAGTTTACAACGCTTTGTTGGATAGGCTAGAGTATGTCACTTATTCTGGTGGTGGTAGTGTTTCGGGAACAATTTATCATGATGATTTGGAACATCGTGATTATACGAATCAGCACCCAGCCAGTTCAATTAGTGTAGANACCGCTACTTTTAGTGGTGTTTTGTCGTCTGCGGATTCTGATGCACAGACAGCTT